CAGCCCGATTGAAAATAATCCCCTCCATCTGTGCTTGTTTTTCATCTGCTTTAGTACCACCACCAAGCCTCATTATCGCTTCTTTGCTGTAATCGCCACGAGTTAGATTAGCCCTTTTACCAAAAACAGAAGCCGCCGCCGCCCAGCCGTTACGAATATAATTAATAGATCGCTTTCTGCCAGCCACAAGCCTCCTAGCCAATGCTCCAATCGTTCCGGGTTTTGTTCCCATCCCAAGACCACCGACTCCAAGCTTTGTCTTTCCTAGCGTTGGAAGCCCTCTGTTTTTCAAAAGCCAATTTACAAGCTTATATGTCCCAACATAAGAAACAGATTGAGCCTTGTATCCAACCGCATATTCTCCAATTTTACGCTTCCTAACCTTACCAGATTTTGTCAGACCAAATGGCTTAAACACCTTCTTTGTAATAACCTTTCCCTCAACTCTTTGTAGTTCTGATGCAATTTGAGCCGCATTGGTTCTATATGTTGTGCCAATGGCCGTTACTGCGACATCTCCCAATTTATCATTAATTACTTTAGCCATATTCTTTCTTGAGGCTTTTTGATATTCTTGAAGTTTATGGACAAACCTTGCTTGGTTCAACAACTCTATGGTTATCATATTCTTAATCTATTTTTTTTCGTCAAGAATATCATCAATTATATTTACTGCGTTAGAGTTATGCCTTCTGACATCAATTCCACGATTGACAAGCATAGCGTGTTCTAGCTGAACAAGTTGCACCTCTGCCATCTCCCACAATACTTGCTCTGCCGTCCACCCGAACTCCTTTGCAAATAGCCAGACGGACGAAGCAATCCCGGCTGGCTGTACTATTTTGGGGAGTCGTTCCCTCCGTTAGTCTGAACACGAGCCTCTGCAATTTCGGAAAAGATTTCATCAACAATCTTAACCCCCTCAATAAAATCAGCCTCATTAAACTCGTCAGACCAATTCAGAACCGCCTCCCTAAACTTGGCCTTGTCCCAAGCTAACTTTACTAACTCCGATCTTGGGTGAGTTAGGCAATATAAGCTAGACCAAATAAAGAACTCTGTGGTATCTGCCTCCTCACGAATCTGGTTCATTACAATTCGTGTGCCTAGAGTGAACTTCCCTACCTTGCTTCCCTTAAACATTCTCTCGTTTATCACAAAGGATTTATCGAGTGCCTTGTTTAGAATTTCCTCATCTTTTTGTAGGTCTAGGTTCATAGGTATTTGCTTAATTTCTTTCGTAGTTCTGGGGATGCGTTCTTGCTAACAAGCAAAGTAGCTTTCCCAAACTGCTTTTTGACTAGGGGTGTGGCGTTGTTCATAGCATCCAAAAGACGCTCTCTGTTTTCTAATACGGCTCTGCAATAGGCTATGGGGTCATCGTAGTTCGTGATTGCTGACCAGCCCTTTTCCCACATATCAACGATCTTGCCCCCAAGACCACTAGGAAGGTCGCTAAAGAAGAATGTGACGCTTCTGCGGTTGTTATCGTCTGCATCCTCAATGACAGCCATTGGCTCTTTCTCTCTAAATGGGATGCCAAATGTGGCAAGAACCGAGGCTAGTTTAATGTTGCGAGTATAAAGGATTTTTTCTTGCATAAGGATTTCTAGGCTAAAACTAACTTATACCATCGTATCGAACTGCTGTGAAAGATACCGTCTCAAAGTTATCTGCACTACGATTTCTGGCGGTTTCAGTAATATAGGCCGCACCAGATAGATCGTAGTTGCTTCCATTAGATACTGTGATCGTTGCCCCAACGCTTCCGCTAAAGGTCGTGTATGCACCCTCTACCGAGTAGGTGACTTTCTTATTGCGAAACACAACTGCCGTAACATCCCCGCCCTTATTCTTTAGCTCAACTGCATCAGCAGAGGCAGAGGATGAGATAGATTGAATCACCATCCCGGTCTGTGCAGAGGCAATCCCGAAGGCTAGGTCTGTGCTGTTTCCAATGATTGTAGCGGCCATATTATGTATTTAATCCATCGTATGCGGTTGCGGATAGGTCAAAGCTGTTAAAGCCATCGGCGGCTTGTGAGAAAGAAACATCCGTCACAAAGTAAGTTCCGCTTGATACTGCGGTTGTGTTACCAGTTAGAGCAAGAGTTCCACCAATTCCAGAAGAGGCAACCGCACCGCTACAATTACCAGAAAGACTAACATTCCTTTTGAATGCAGAAAACGCAACAGCAGAGTGAGTGCCATTGTGCTTTGAGACTTCGGTTGTTTCTGCTGTCTGTGTAAGCGAGAAGCTCTGAATAACAACGCCAGTTTCGGCGGCTAATCCAAAAGCAACCCCAGTAAGTCCTATACTTGTAGCGGCCATTTGATATTCCTTTATGTCAAATTATCGTGGGAACACTCGCACCTTTATCAGTTCCCAGATGGTTGAAAAGACCGCCCCCGACACTAGGGCAACCAACCAGAGCTTTGTTTTGATAGTGTGAGCATCCCTTTCTAGGGTGTCTACCTTGCCGTTCATCCTGCTAGTCCATTCGGCTATTTCGCTAGTGTGACGCTCTAAAATCGAAATTAGACCCACCTGCCTTTCTTCTATTCTTGCGAGTCTCTCCCGGAGGTCTGCCACTTGGTCTGCACTCATAGCGTAGCTCGCTCTGCACCGGGGGCAATCCTTACCATCTGCTCGCCCTTATCGTTATAGAATATCTCTATGTATCCCTCTGCCTCCAAGAACTTGAGGCTTGCCATAAAATCCCGCCAGCTTGGAGTCTCTTGATCTTCCGTGGCACTCATTCATTTCGCCTTCCCAGCATCTTCGGCCGCTCCCATATCAGAATATCTTGGGAGCGTATTATTATGATCTACTGGCCTTGGCGAGCAGGAGCAGAGTAAGAGGGTGATGATGAGGAGGGGCATTTTAGTTTGCCTGTAAATAGATGTAGCTAACGTCTAGGTAGGCACTTGTTAAACCAACTCCTCCACTAGCCCCGCTTAATAAAATAGTTCCTTCTGTATTTGATGTTATGCCAGTTGGGCCAACAGTAGTGCTGGCAAATTCAATTCCGTTTGCGTACCAAATTACTGTTCCATTTCCAATGTTATGAATATGGATGGTCGTGTTTGTGATTGTGGTTGTGTTTGCAAGATTTGCAGATGTACTAGCTGGCTCTGAGTAGCTTGTGCCATCGTGAAATGCCGCATAAATTGTTTCATCCAAAACACGAAAGCCTATACATTTTTTTGTATTATCTCCGACTGTGTAGGAAGTTGTGCCTCCTAAGTAAAATCGACTAGGCCCATTGCGAATACTATTTATGGACTTAAATTGAACTGCTATCGTAAAATTGTAGCCAAAGTTTACTGCTAAAAGGTCATTACCTGGAGGCATGAAATCGGTAAATATATCCCTTATTCTTAATCCAGCATGGCCTGCCGCATCCGTTCCAGAATTTGTCCTTGTTCTGAATGGCCCTCTGTTTACTGTCGCTCCAGCCCCAGAGGTATAAGTTGTAACGCCGTCCCCAGTAAGGTTAGTTAGAAGCAGTCTTTTACAACTAGATGACTCGCCGAAAACAGGTACTAGCGATTTGTCTGCTGTGAATAAAGCCATCGCCTACTCCTAGCTGACTTGCGTCACCCGCGCCGTGCCAGCGGTAGCGAATACGGCCGAGTGGGTAATGGTCGTTTGATGGTTAGGAACTTCGTAGTAATCGCCCGCAGATAGACGGACTTGATAGGCGATAGTGGTGCAAGTTGCCCCCGCGCATACAAAAAGCTGTCCCGGCCCCTCCGAAAAAATCGTCAGCACTTCCCTTGTTGCATTGAAGTTAGCCAGCACAGTGGATGGGGTGGTGCTAGTAAAGTTAGAGGTGGTGACTGCCGTTCCTTGCAAGGCGAAGGTGTTGGCCGTAACCGTCCCACTAATCGCAGGGAGCGAGCCAATGGTGACGCTGTTGCCTACCGTTACGGAGGAGATGCTGATGGGAACTGTGCCACTGATGGATGCGGTGACAGAGCCGATTTGCGCCGTGCCTGCTGTAAGTTCGGTGCTTGTAAAAAGTTTTGACGTTGCATCATCTACTGCAAGAAATTTAGCAACGCCAGTTTGACTTTTTGCGGGTTTTACAGTCCCAATCTCTTCCGTCCCTGCGGAAAGGGATGCCGTCACGCTCCCAATCTGTGCTGTGCCCGCTCCTATGGTTACCGTTCCCCCGCCAATCGTCACCACGCCGATGCGGTTTGTGCCAACGGGGAGGGGGTCTATTACGGCATAAACTGGGAAACGCTCATTAAAATTAATGGAGTAGTTATCAAGTGCATCGAATATGCTTTGAGTGAAATTACCACCATTCGCCGTCACCGTGCCAGCAATCGTCTGTGTCCCAGTTGGGTTAGCTGTGACTGTTCCAGAAATTGTAACTGTGTTCCCGATTGTAACTGACGCAATAGATACTGGTTGTGTATAAACAGAACCATCGACACGCAACGCCCCAACAGAAGAAACGTGAACTATATTCCCGGTTGTAGATGTCCCAGCATGCCCACCAATTTTAATAAAACTACCAGATGCAGAAAGTCCTTCTGTTGCAACAGTAGATTGCAAGAGGCCGAGATTGCCAACACAGACCGTGCTACCACTTATTGCACTACTAATGTTTGTAATCGCTTGAGTTCCAAGGCTAACAACAGTATGGGCTGGGATATGTTGCCCGCTCGTTACAATGGTAGAAAGCGTGGTTGCCGACTGGTTGCCGTCTAAAATGGATAGTGCCATATCTCAATCTCCTTGTTAAATCGTGGCGAGGTAGAAGCTGTTTAGGGCTTCAGAGAAATCATAATCTCGCAACCCATCAGCGTTAGCGTCTGGGGTTACTATAAATGATAATGTTAAGCCCCTTTGCCAAGCTCTTTTGTCAGTTCTTATGCTTGGCGATTGTGATGTTATTCTTCCCATAAATATCTTCAAATCTGTTACATTGTCTTGGACTTTTGTTACTAATGTATTGTTATTGCTATATAGGGCAGAAAAGATATTATAATAATTGTCATCGAATATAGCTTGAGTTGTTCTTGTGGCTGAATCTGAATAGTTAAGTTCTACGCTAATCTCAAACACCCCAGAGTAGGGTATGATTTGCTGACTACCAATAGAGGCTTTAATGGTTGCGTAAGGGAAGAGCCTTAACCCACCCCTATTTGCTATGCACACATTAAGCCCCGAAATTGGCGTTAAAAGACTCGCCAGAGCGTCCTCTATCTTGAATTGGGGTGATGTCATACGCTAGTGCAAGATATGTCTAGGGAAAGGGTTTTTGCCCAAGTCCTATTGTCTGCCCTAATTTCTGGTGATTCTGATGATACATTAGCCAAGAATACCTTAAGCGTGGCCGTGGTTAGAACACTAGCCAGATTAGGTTCTTGATACATCACTTGCAGAATCTCTTGAAACTTGGCATCGAAAGTTGATCTTGTCGTTGTGTCTGCCCTAGTTGCATAGGTGATTGTGGCTGGGCAACGAAATACACCAGAATAGGGGATGATTTCCTCTGACCCAATAGATGCTTGAATTACTAGATTGGGGAGTAATCTTTGGCCTTCCGTATCGCTCTTGTAGATATTAACGCCAGAAATACCCGCTAGGGCTGTTGCCAGCCCATTCTCAATCTGACGCTCGATTGAGATCATTAGGTCGTTGGGTCAGCTATATCAATAGTGTAGCTAACTCCATCCGCACTTTGTTGGTATCCAGCAATCATCCTCTCTGCCGTTCCTACTGTTATATAAGCCCCAATAGTTACTGGCGAGGAAATAGCCGATGATGGCACAACCATACTTTGCGTAACCCTCAAAATCTCTCCACCCACATCTAGCTCTTGTGCAATCGTTAAGTCGGTAATAGAGGCAGATACAGCAGAAGAGCCAAGCCCGGTGACAACTGTATATAGGTCTCCGATCATATTTGTAAGATCGGTTGAGAAATAGGTGGTATCGATTGTCCCCGCCATAAACCCACCCATTATGTCAATTTATCTCTACGCTATCCCAGATAAAGATATTGTCCTTATCAAATGGCTCGATTGTTTGCGGGAAATACACAACCTTACTTTCTTTCCTAACCCCAGCCGCTATTGCCATTTGACCACTATCTATTGACCAAAACTCATTAGCCCCTCTTATTGCCCTAGCCATCTCTGGTATATTAGGGGCTGTGTAGGTTCGCAATCCCTTAATCTCCATACCCGGAGGGCAAAGCACAAAGAAGTTATTTTCCCCACACTTCTTCCTTGCCTCAACGATGATTTGCAGGGGGTCTCTCTTGTGACCTTGGCTTATCCCAAAGGGGGCAACCATATTATAGGTTTCTGGAAGCTCCTTGGCTGGGGCATCATCTAGCTTATCGAACAGAATATCTTTTGGGTCTGCCTTGTTAATCTCTGGGTGAGCATATACAAACTCCGTCCAAGTCCTATTTGAGAAACGATATTGTTGGTATTTGTTAGGCCAAATCTCAAGGTCTATAACATCTCCCTTGTTGCCAACCTTTACATAGGAAACCATCTCAAAGATGCCGTGGTATTGGGGCAAGCAATCAAAGAATACCTCGTGGCCTTGGTCGGCTAGATATTTGCAAGCTGGGAGGCAACGAATTATGTCTCCTAGCCTCTGGGAGTATTTGATTGTTTTAGCAGTCATCGGCTACGCTCCTATCGTGTAGGTGTGGGAAGTATTCGCTCAATCGAACTGGGCCGACTGTCTTTTGCAATTCCTTCCACCCATCAACTAGCCCTTTGTACCCATAGAAATCTTCCTTAAACTCAACTTGTTTTTCGATGGCATAGGCATAGTGATTGAATACTAGACCCCAAGTTTCAGTCACTCCCCTTGGAACTAGGCGAGACTGGATGTTTAGGCGGGGCGGCTCGTGGCTTGTGAAGCAAACATTCTTGCCCCACTTCCAAGCCCTCATCCACTCATACCAGTTCGAGCCATACCCCTCCCTAGTAACCACTCGCTTATTTTCTCCCACAAAAAAGTTACAATGGAACTGCATCGTTGCCCCCTCCTCTGCCCCCTTTAAGCATTCGTAAATCCCCTCGATCTGTTCTGCTCTCCACATCTCGTCAGCGTCCACCTCCATTACAACCCCATCATCTACCCCAAACAAGGCTTGCTGAATCATCTCTAGCTTTCCGTTGAATGGCTTGCCTTGCGAATAGACAATAACATTCCCACCTTGGATGCTATTGAGATATTCGTGCGTTCCATCTATGCTCTTGAAATCTTTGTGCCATTTGTCGGGCACTTGCTTACACCACCGGGTGCATCCAACTGGCTCACTTACCCCCTCGACAATCCTCCATCTCCAAGGAATCTTGAGCTTTTGAAACTCTGCAAGATGCCTCTCGATAAAAGGCATTCCATTTAGGACGATGGTAAAGATGGTCAGCATAATTGGTATGCCTCGTTATGCTCACTCGCATCGGTTGGCTGAAATCCCAAGGCTGTTAGTTTATCAATACAAGATGAGTATTTTTGCCCTCTTGTATTAACTCCGTCTGTGTGGAGAATCTCGAACTCGATTCTTGCAATCCTATATTTTTGAATATCAAGCCCAAGAATAATGTAAGAATCCAAGCCCTCTGTGTCGATATAAAGCCTGTCGCACTTCTCAATTTTGTTTGAATTGAGGAAACTAGAAAGGCTTGTTGCTGGGACATTGATTGTATTAAAATCCATATGTCCGTGGTCTGTTAGGTGATTTTTTAATGTTGAGGCGTGAGCGTTAAGTGCCTTTGAGCGTGGAATGTGCAAATCCACCGAACCAGCATCATTCGGGACAATCGCAAGGTTGTAGAATCTGGCTTGCTTAAAATCAGAATATGTCTGCTTGCAATCTTCGAGTGCTTCTGGGTTTGGCTCTACAAGATGTATCGCCTCGATGCTGTCCCTATTCTTTTGGCAAAAGTCTAGGATATGATCTTTCCCATCGTTGCACCCAATTTGAACAATGGTCATAACTGGAAGATGGCCGCCCCATTACGAACAGACCAATCCTCCCATAGCAGTTTCCCAAATCCCTTGAGCTTGTTGTAGTTTGCCAAGTTCTTAATGTCGTTCACATCATCCAAGGCTATGATTGCCTTCTCTGCTAGGAATGGCCTTACGCAACGAAGTTCTGCCTCACCAGAAAAAGGCGAGCCATCAATCAGCACAAAGTTAAAATCAACATTATGCTCAAAGTGAATGTCCTCTATTGCGTTGGTGCTATAAGGTTCAGCAAATTCTACGCATTCGTGATACCACCCAAGAACTTGATCTAGGGGATATTGATTAAGTGCAGTTTTGTTTGTGCCATAAAATTCCGCTATATCCAACTGGTTCATCCAGAGTTTCGGAAGGGTTGCAGTCCCTTTGATAGAAACACCCCCTCTTGCAGATAGGTTCATTGAGTGCCTACCGATGCGGTCTGGGTGGTTCTCAATGCTGAATAGCCTTTTTGTCCTAATACATTGGGTCGAGCCATCCCCAGTTCCTCCCCCGATCTCTAGCCCAATATCCAAACCCTCGCTATATTTTGCTAGGGCTTTACCAAAAGAATCGTGAATGGTTACTTCTTGCATTTCACCATTTCCGCTAATGCTTTTTTGATTGCGTACTCAATCACGGCTTCTGGGTCGTGCTTTAATGCCAGCATTCCAGCCTCATACAATTCCTTCCCCGCCTTCCCATCATAGGTAATATCGACTAGCACATACTTGGTTTTGTCGAGACGAGACTTGCCGAAGGTAATTATACCAAGCCCCCCAGTATTCTCGCCCTTTTTAGCTTTTCTACATCCAATTATTTGCTTTGCGTTTTTCATATATGGCTTTTCCTTTCTCATAAAACTCTGGCTTGTTGTGGTTCTTTAACTGTTCGTCTGGATTGCCCCCTGCAAACATAGGGTTCTCGTGCCTAAATACCAAGTCCCTAGCTTCAATTACACAATCATCAGCATAGGCTCTTTCCGTAAACTCGTTGTCGGAGTATATGCCGTCCGAATCTTGATAGCTTGGGTGAAACATATAACCCCCCTGCTTGCGGAGTCTCTTTTGCGTTAGGATGGCCATACAAAGCAGTTTATCGGTTCGGAGGCCATCTGATACTGCCAGCACCCTTTCGGCCTCTAGGTTGTCGATTCTGCTCAAAATTAGGGCATCCCAGTACCTCGGTGGACTCCAATCATCGCTCATTTGCACAATAACCTCGCTTTTTGCCATCTTTGCCCCCTCGTTCCAAGCGTTGATAATTCCACCCGGATTAACCCTTTTGCCTTCGTGCGGGGTGTAATCGACCGCCTCATCGTGATCGACCATAAACAACCACTCAACCGCTAGGGGTTCTTTGGCTAAAGCCAGCCACTGCATCTTACGCTGGAAGGCAAGCTGTGGCCTTCCCCTTGTGGCGTGGACAATGCTTATCTTGGGCTTGGGATACATATTTACCAGCTTGGCTACTTCCTCTTTTTGGCCGTAGCAGATAGAGGCCATTCGGTATCCATCGAGGGCTTGCCAATCGTAGACAGCGTGAACTTGATTCCAGTAGTGAAGATTCGGCTTGGGCATAGCCATACAAGCCCTGCCAGAATGCCAAGCCTTTGCCCAGTCTCCCCTTGCGGAATACTCTGCCATCAAATAAAAATAAGCCTCTCTGCGGATAGGATTAACCCCAATCGCTTCCCCCAAATATCTAAATCGTTTCTCGTTGGGTGAGCATCTGCCAAGGTTGCATAGAAGCTCATATTTGAGAGTCTCGTCTAGGTCTGGGAATGCCAAGGCTCTTTCCCCTACCTCAATCGCTTTATCCACTTGACCCCTCAAGAAAAACTCTTGGTGCTGATAGTAAAGATTGAATGGGGTAGAGGTTAGCTCATCTGCTAGGATGCGATGGTTTCTATCTGCTGAATCTGCCTTGCTTGTAATTGGGCGGTGAATCCTAAACACTTTATCAATGGCTAATAACTTGTTCCTATCGTTTGGCTCAAGGGCTTCGTGAACTCTGTTCCTCCACCTACCGCACCCCTTACGCAAGGCCATCTCTCGAATAGGATTCAACCCGGCATTCTCAACTAGATAACGAAAGCAAACAATTTCAGCCCCTACTTTTTCAGCTTGTTCCAATCCCTCCTCTAAAACCTTTTCCCCGCCCTCTGCCATTATGTCATCGGCATCTACCCAAATAGACCACTCGTTCTTACAAGCATCTAGGGCTGTGTTTCTAGCAGAAGCAAAATCGTCTATGTGAGGCCAATCAGTTTTCTTATTCTTATAATGGATGACTTTAGCCCCAAGCGAAAGGGCGATCTCCTCTGTCTTGTCTGGCGTAGCTGACCCCCTAGCCATACAAACAATAATTTCTTCTGCGATGGGCTTAAAAGATTCAATGACTCGCTTAATGTGGGCTTCTTCATTTCCAGCGATTAAGTAAAGGGAAATAGGATATTTCATTTAGACTAGGATTTCTATCTGCTAGAGGATGTCAATTAAAAGAAAAAGGGGGAGCAGGTTATTCACCCACTCCCCCTTCTTCAGAGGAAACAACCAACAATCTTTAGGCGAAGTTGGTGGTGATACGAACCGCCGCATTGGGGTCAATTACGACCTCATCGGTGTTCATACGCACACGCAACACTTGGCTACGGCGAGCTTCGTCACGATAGCTTTCAGAGACGAAACCACCAGCCGAGTCACCCGACCAGACCAAGGTGCGTCCGATACCACCAGCGGTGAACTCGCCACCAGCAATCTGACCCACAACGATCTTGGTGTCTGGAACAACGAACGAACCAGAGTAGGCTTTGTTCTTGCCGGCAGAGTTGATTGCCGCACGGCCAACGAGGAGGTTCTGAACTCCCAGAGCCGCCGCAATTTCGGACTCGCTCAACAACCGAGCACCAGTATTGGAGATAACTCCGAAGAACTGATTCTGTAGGAGGGTAGAGCGACGAATCAACTCAAACACATTGGCAGACATCGCAACGCAATTCGGCTCGTAACCATACTGGTTAAGAGCCAATTTGGCCGCCGCCACATCACGAGCAACATCAATTGTTGTCACATTCCCCTGCGTGTAAGCAACCGCACGAGTCTGGTCAGCGATGGTGAAGGGAGTCGTTGCATTCCAGAGAAGATCGGAAACCCGCTTCTCGTGGGAGAGCTTCAACTGACGGAGCAAGAACTTGGCAGTTTCGCTCTCGTAGGAGAAGAAACGAGACAAGTCTGCAACGCTACTATCATCAAGTAACTCCTCAAGGCCGTATTCGTCCGTGCTATAATTTGCTTGGCTGAATGACCTAATTCCTCGGCTGTATCCCGAACCAGCATCACGAGCCGTTGCATTGTTGGTCAGCAACTCTGCACCAGCCAACTGAACTTTGAGGTATGTTCCAGCCTTTGCTTCGACATTCTGCAAAGGAAGGAGTTGTGCTCCGATCAAACCGACATCGGCTTGAGGGGCTTCAATGAGGGCTTGGTTTAGGTCTGCCCGAATGGTTGAACCGCCGCTAATGTAACTCATTTTTTATATTCTTTCTTGGTTGGTTAAATTACTGGGTTAAAGGAACTGCGACTTCGATTACTGCATCAGCCGCACCACCTTCAAGAGCAACCCCGACGATGCCAACATTGGCCGCCGCAGTTGTCACAAGGCCAGCCGTGCTGGTAGCCACAAGGCCGCCAGCCGCAATCGCCGTATCACAAGTTGCAAAAAAGGTTGGGTAGAACAGCTTAACTGCTCCGTTGTCACCAGCCGCTACATCGGAAATAGTAGAGCCAACTGCACGAGCCGTGCCGGAGACTGCCGCTACTGCCAATCCATCTGTGCCGATTTGAACGAATCGGTAAGCCGAAATCGCCGAAGCGAAGTTAAAGGTGCGGACTGCACCACCGTCAATATTTGTTGCCATTTTAGTATTATCCTTTGTTTAGAGTTTAGAGATTCCCCGAGACAATGCCTCAGAGTACTCCTTGGGGTTGGACAGCATCACGGCTTTCATCGCCTTGAGCTTCGATGTTCCGTAGTCGCTATGGGCGGCC